TCTTCGCCGATCACGCGGACGATGGGGACAAATTTTCCAGGCCAGACGCGACGGTCGATGATCTTGTTGCCGGCGATCTTGAACCACTGCACCTCGTCCGTGAGGACGCTGCGCTCGTTGGTGCTCGGATCAGCCTTCACCAGTTCATACATCGCCTTCTGGTTGTCATCCATCACGCTCTTGCGGATGATGACCTGTTGCTGCGTCATCGGATCGACAAAGGCGACGAGCTTGTCCGCCTTCTGCTCCCGGCGATAATATTCAGCGATGCGAACGCTGTCCTTCGCGCACCAGGAATCGCCCTTCCCGATCACGTCGAGATCGGCATCGCCCTTGAAGTCTGGATATTCCGCCTCGAACCTATCGCGGCTCATGTCCTCGAAAATAAAGCCGAAACGAGCATCCGAACCATCCGCTTCCGAGATATCCGGGTCGAGGTAGACTGTATCCGGGTTCTTGATGCGCCTGATATAGATTTCCTGATCAAATGTGTCAGGGGATACATAATCCGTGATCACGCGCCAGTAGCCGATGCCACCTTCAACCTGGAAGGTCGTCGCGGTATCGTAAGCCTGCTCCGCGTTGGACTGGTATTCGATATGGCGGACGACGCCCTCGAACACCTGAGCCGCCTCGTAGGTTGCGCCATCACCAACCGGCCGGATGTTCACGCCGGGCTTGTTCTGCTTCGCGTCGTTGATGATCTGAAGGTTGTGCTGGCGCGTCTTGTTGATCGTCAGGCACGGCTTGCGCTTGTCGGTGCGGTTCTGCTGGAGAACCTGATCCCACTGCCAGCCGTTCTCAGGATCAGCATTGGCGAATTTCAGATCCTCGACAAAGCGCTTGCGAAAGTCGGCTTCCCAGTCCTCGCATGCCTGGAAGCGCTTCTTGGCTTCCTGGAGGATGTCGCTGTCTTCAGTCTTTTTGCTCATCATCTCATCCAACCTTGCGACATTCCCGAGACTGATGAGGTGCGTGGCGGCGGCAGCTTGGATTTGCGCTCTTTGGCGCCTTCCTTGAACCCTACCGCGAGATAGCGGAGCGCATCAGCCGCGTGGCTGGCGTCATCGTGGACTGGCTCACGTGAATGCGATTGCTCAGCGCTTCCAGCGTTTCGTATGCTGTACCGATAGCGCCTGAGCTGATTGATGCCTTCGGCGCAGTTTCCTTTGTCGAAATACAACGCCGGGAAGATCGTGCGGACCGCGTTGATGCCTGCGGCTATCGTAATGTTCGGCACCTGTTCAACTTTATACCCAGCGGCGCGAGTCTGACCCTCTACAGTTCGATCTTTCTCGACCTGGCTAACATCCTTCTTGTCGCCATCATGTGGCAACCAGATTCGATCATAGTAATACTGCTTTGACTGCAACAGCTTCAGATAATGCGGCCAGAATTGGAACTGATCTTGATGAAAATCAATGACATGGTAGTTCATCCCAACTTTCTGGACGAACCACAGCGACGTGAAGTCGGCATAGCCCAGATCGCAGAAGACGCTGACCGGAAGACCTACCCGATAGGGAACCGGGCAGAAGCGGTCCTGCGCTTCCATATCCCGAAGTTCATTGGCGTAAACCGCCGCGTCCAGCCATTGACGGCAATTGCCCTCCCAGACATTGAGATAGGCATCGACATCTTTGGCCTTTAGGTCGTCTTTCTCCTGACGAAGTTCATCGCTGAGCCATGGATTATCGCGCCAGTTGATTTTCTCAACGATCGATTCCGTGGGTGGATCAAGAACGAAACGCTTGTAGGTCTCGTCAGTCTCTAATTCCGGGTTGAAGCTCACCCAAATCTCTGACCCTGCTTTGCGGATCGTTGGGATTAGCTTATCCCACGAAGACCCCGAGACCGTGTGAGCCTCTTCGACCCACGCAATGTCGATGCCTTCCATGGATTTCAGGCTGTCGATGTTGTGACGGAGCCCGTAGAATATGAACTCGCTGCCGGTAACCCGGTGAACGATTGTCGTCTTTTGGACGACGTATTGATCCTCCATCCCCAAAAGCTTGATCTGCTCGGCAAGCAGCTTGTGAACCGAATCCTGGATGGAGTTTTGAAACTCACGAGCGCAAAGGATGCGCTTTGTCTTCTGCGCGGCGATGATGAGAAGCGCCCTTGCTATCGACCATGACTTGGCCGAGCCGCGCCCTCCCCATGCTACCTTGTATCGTTTGGGCTGGAAGAGAAACGCCAGCCGCTCAGGGAACTCAGCCCGCATCGCCCTTGTCTGGCGGAACGAGCACTATCTCGAAGCGGTTGTCGGTCCTGATCGGGCCGCCTTGGGCGCCAGTGATCTCTTGACGCTCGGTGTAGTCGTCTCGGAAGCGCGCCTCGACAGACTTCTTCCAAACCGCAGCGTTAAAGCCAGGTGCAATCATGCCAAGCTGGCCTTGATCTTCCCACCAGGCTTGGCAATGGGCCTTCGCTCGCGTTAACGCTTCTAGAAATTCAGGATGTGCCGCGGCCCAATTGTCGATTGTCTGCCGCGACACATCGAAGTGTGACGCCATCTGTGCAAGGCTTTTGCCTGCCTTCCCGAGCGCAATGACATCATCGCAATAGGAGGGATCATAGACGCTAGGCCTACCGGCGGGCATAGAGACGTTCCCATACCGATTTGCTACGGGATACCATTGGCGTGAAGCTCTTGCCGCGCATCCCATATCGCGTGAGATACCCACTTCTACACCGAGAGCAGAGGATGATGTGACCTGTGAGAATTGTATAGGCCACCGAACCGTCTCGGTTGGTAATGGTCTCGGTGCCGGGGTTGAGCATCTTTGAGCCCTTGCCGTCACAGGCTTCGCACTTGCGAAATATCGGAACTGCGCCGGGCCATCTCAACACGGCAAATGGCCTAGCGCAGTCCATCGTCTGATCAGTCCTCAGTACAGCATCGCCACAGGGCCAACGCCGGCCGTGTAGGTGGTCGGCGGGGTGATCGCGGCGCCAGTGCCGAACGTGCCGGTTGCCGAGCCGGTGAGCAGCGGGGTGACTGGGGCGTTGTAGGCAGCAAAGCGGGCCGTGGTGCCATTGAGCTGCACGACGATGAAGTAGACACCGGCATTGACCGTCACAGGGGCCGTGAACGGGATTGCCTGCCAGGTGCCAGCGGTGCCGACAGTGACGCCAGCGGTAGCCGTGGTGGCAACGAGGTTGCCGGCGCTATCATGCAGCTCGAAGATGAACTTGTCCGTGCCGCCTGTGGCGCCGATCAGAGCGCGAATGCCCGTGACGACCGTGCCATCGGTGCCGACCGAGGTATCGACATAATAGCGGGTGCCGGAGACGCCTGCCGTGCTCGCGTTGTTGGAGAGATAGGTGACGGCCATCGCCAGACGCACAAGCGAGAGCTTGGCGGTCTGCGGGTTCTGGCCGCTCGGGAGGAAGGTATCGAGAGCGACGTGCTCGCTACCGGTGATGAGGCTGTCAGTCTGGACGCCAGCAGTGTAAAGTCCGGCCATTTCAATTTTCCTTTCGACGTGGATGTTGAGCAGGCCGGTCGGGCCTGTGCTTCAGGTCTGGGTTTCAGGGTTCAGGAGAAAAGCGCTGTGGCGCTCAGAGTGCGGAGCGGAAGGAAAGAAAGCCCTTGCGCCCACTCCGCGTACTTTGGGTCGTCAAGGATATCGATGGGGCATGCCCACAAGCCGGCATTCTCGCCTATCTTGATCTGCTGAGAACTAGCACCGAGAGCCGTTGCCGCGTCCTTCTGGGTCTCCGTAAGGACAAGCCAGCCATACATCAGCGATTGCCGGTCACATTGATGGTGATGGTGCCGGTGGTGCGCGTCCAGTTCACCCGCATGTTCATGGCAATGCCGTTGTTCAGCGGACAGTTGGCATTGCCGGTGAACGTGATCACATTGCCCGAGGCGTCGGTGAAGTTCGACCACGTGCCATCGTCATTCGGCCCGGTCTGGAGGTTGAAAGATCCAGTCCAGGTTCCATTGGTCTGAAGCCACCCCGAGCTGATGACAATCGGGGTGCTGGCGCCGGACGCGGCGAGCGTGTCTGACTGCCTGAATGTCTGACTGGCCATGTCTGGGTTCCTAAGTCGTCATTGCCTGCATTTGCGCAGCGGTGAATGTCAGATTGGCGCCGATGGCAAAGCGTTCGGTCCAACCGCACAGGGGCAGAGACGCCGAGCCGTTATTCGAGAGCACGAAGTGGGTTGCCGATGGGGAAAGAGAACCGCCCGAGCGCGTGTAGACCGCTCCCCCGTTGACGCAGAGCGCCATGTTGCCGGAAGCATCCAGCCAGGCTGCAACCTTGTTGACATTTTCGCCTGTGCGCCACTCACCACCGGTCGTATTGAGGTTGACGCCAGCAGCGAGGGTAACGTTGTTGCCGGCGATTAACTGGCCGCTGGTGACGCCATCCGAAACCCACAACCCGCCGGCATTGGGGACGTAGTTATATCCCTGCCAATAGACCGCATAGGCTCCCTTGATGATCGAGGACAGCGGGCCGGCATCAGTGTTGAGCGCCCATGGCGTCTCGTGGAAAAGCGAACCGAAGGAGGTCGATGTGATCGTGACGAAATGATAGTAGCCGATGTCCAGGCCGCCGACCTGACCGTGCGCGTTAGCGAAGTCTACGTCTATGGCATCACCAGACGTGGCGATGTTAATGGCGAATGTCGGGTTCGTGACGAGTGCGGCCGAAATAAACGGCTTGTAGGACGATGTAAGTGACGACGTGATGTCGGTGATGGCGACGCCATCGATAGAGATCGTGACTTGGCCGGTCCCTGACACGCGCCGGATCATCGGCTCGAAGACACGCTGCGAAGATGCTACCGTGACGGCCTGTGTACATGTGGCGGCGTTGGCCGTAGCTGTCAGTCTGGTTGCAGCGTTGGCCGTTCCATCGGCGCCTGTCGCCGTCTTCGAGGCCGTCATGTTGGTCTTGGTCCAGACGGCGTTCGTGAGATCACGATTCCACAGACCGACCATGCCCGTGTTGGCAAACGACGGCGTGCCCTTATTTGAGCGGCGCATACCGGCCGCTGCCGTCGAGACTAACGAGCCGTCAGCTTGGGGAATGAAAGCGGCCTGTGAAACGCCGCTGTCGCGAAAGAACCGCCCGTCGTTGTTGTTGTTGCCGTACGGCTGAATGCCACCCTTGACCGTATTGGCAACGAAGTTGATGTCGTATGGGAAATCGGCAATCGTGCCAGTCAAGGAGACCCACTTGCCTGCCAGCGGGCTGTAGACAGCACTCCTGAGCTGTTTCCGCAGCGGGTTATGCGTGCGGTATCCGCTGCCCTCTTCCCCGCTCATACCGGCCTACAGCTTCGCCTTCACGTAGGCTTCCATCTCGACAAGGACGGCATGCATCTTCGCCTTGAGCATGTCCCATTCGCGGTGTGCCCAGCTTTCAGCCTTTGCCTCATCCTTTACCGCAAGGCGTTCTGCATCTGCCTGGACAGCGGTGGCGACGGAGGATGCTGCGGTTGAAACAGCCGTTCCAACATCGGATGCGGCTGTCTGTGCGGCAGAGACGACTGCGGCGTTGGGGTCTTCGGCCATCGGAGTTGCCTCTACGCAGCCGGCGCGGCTGCGGGCTGGGGAATGTCGGCGAGGATCGCATCGGCCTGAGCTTCGAGCTGCGTTACCTGGCCCTGTGCAGCGGCTTCAGCAGCGTTCGCGGCATCGAGCGAAGCCTGAGCGGTAGCGAGTTCGGCCTTCAACTGGTCGTTCTGCGCCTGGACAGCGGCGGCATTGGCAAGCTCTGCCTTCATGCTGGCCATTTCGGTGGCGATGGTGGACATCTTGGCGGCGAGGCTGTCGAGATTCACTGGCATGTGCTTTCTCCTACAACGGTGGAATTTGTTGAACAGACGGATCCAGAATGGCATCAGCCGTACATCCGAATGATTTCGGCGTGATCTTCCAGAAGCTTGAGCACTGAGGACATCGGCATGCTTTCAGCGCAGAGATTGATGGCGCATTCCAGGAACCGAGCCGCCTGCTCCGATTTGAACAGCGCCGCTTCTCGCTCGGCTATCTCGGCAATCTGCCGTGGTTCTGGCATGTCAGATGCCGATATCGTCGCCGCGCGCTAGGATCGATTGACGCGCCCAATAGTAAGCGTAGCGAAAGCCACAACGAGGATGCAGCCAGAGAATGGTCAGGAACACCAGAGGTGCTTCCAGATAGGCTCGTGATGCACTTTTGGGCTTGATGGTGCGAACATAAAACATGATTGGCTCCTAAAGGGCTTTGCAGGCGGCCGAGTGTCCGGCGCTTAATCCGTAAGCTATGCTGATTACAGCGAAGCTGGGGCCTGCAAACTGTGAAATGTGACGATGATCAGGCTGCGTCCAGCCAGCCCCATAGGCGTCTGCTGGCGATATCGCTGACGGTTCCTCGTGATACCCCGAACCGTTTGGCGAGA